GCAGGTGGCAAAGGAATGCCGCCAAGACATTGTGACCGGCAGCCCGGTACAGACCGGCGATTATAAGGCAGGTTGGCGTGACAAGGTCGCATATGAGAGCTACAGCGATATCCGTATGCGAATTTTCAACAAAACGGATTACCAGCTCACGCACTTGCTGGAACATGGTCACGCAGGCCCAGGCGGAACCGCAAAAGGCTCTGCCCGCCCATTCCCCCACATCGGCCCAGCGGAGCAAAAGGCAGAGCAGAAACTATTAACCCGTGTAAAGGTGGTGATTAAGAAAGGATGACACTGCAAGAGGTCAATTCCCTGTTAAAACAGACGAGGATGCCCGTAGCTTACGGTTACTTCAATAAGCCGCAAAAGTTACCGTATATCCTCTATCGCGTCTCCTACTCCAATAATTTTGGCGCTGACAATGTGGTGTATCACCCCATCAACCATATACAGGTTGAGCTTTACACAAAAGATAAAGACCTAACAGCAGAGGGCAAAGTCGAACAGGCTTTGTCCTCTCTGTTTTGGCAAAAGTCCGAAAGTTACATTGAGGATCAACAATGTAACCAAGTAGTTTATGAAATCGAGGTGTAAAAATGGCTGATAAAGTTAAATTCGGTATCTCGAATGTCCATTACGCTATCCTCGACGGGGAAAATAACACCTATGGCACTCCCGTAGCCATCCCCGGCGCAGTTAGCCTGTCTTTGGAGCCTTCCGGCGATACCACACCGTTTTATGCGGACAACATTCAGTATTTCGTAGCCGTGGCGAACAGCGGCTACACCGGCGATCTCGAGGTCGCCGTTTTCCCAGAGGCATTCCTCAAGGATGTTTTCGGGTATACTCTTGACACCACCAGCAAGGTGATGATCGAGAATGCAAACATTCAGCCCAAGTCTTTCGCACTGCTGTTCCAAGAGGAGGGCGATGTGAACGGGACGAAGTTTGTTCTTTACAACTGCACCTGCACTCGGCCTACCCGTGAGCTGAACACCACGACCGAGAGCGTAGAGCCGCAGACGCAGACCGTCAGCATCACCGCTTCCCCGCTGGCAAACGGCAACTCCCTTGCCTACACTACGGCGGAGACCCCAGAGGCGACCGTGAACGGCTGGTACACCGCCGTATTCACTCCGACGACTGGAGGATGAAATGAACAAAGTAATCGAGATCGACGGAAAAAGCGTAGGGTTGTGCGCTAATGCGCTGACCCCACGCATCTACCGCCATAAAGTGGGTCGGGATATTGTCCGTGACCTGCAAAAGCTACAAACGGCAGCGACATCCGAGGACGGATCTTTTTCCGTAAGCGATCTTGAAATATTTGAGGATGTCGCTTTTATCATGGCTCGGCAATATGACGGGTCCATCCCGGACAATGTTGACGAGTGGCTGGAGCAGTTTGAGATGTTTTCCATCTATAAAGTGCTCCCTGCCATTTTGGAGCTTTGGAGCCTGAACAACAAGACTACCGCTGTTCCAAAAAAAAAATAAAACAAACCGTGCGTGAGCCCACCGGGTCAACCTTTATGCTCCGCTGCGCTGAACTCGGTTTATCCGACGAAGCGCTGGAGGACATGACCTGCGGAATGGTCTATGATTTGATGATCGAAAAGGCCAACGACGCAGAACAGTATGCCATAAAGGGCAGACCCGGCGGCTTGCGTGATTTCTTCGCAGGAGGTGGTAAGATTGGCTGAAAATGTTAAAGGCATCGTTGTTGAAATCGGCGGCGATACAAAGGGATTGTCGAAAGCGATCAGCTCGCTGAACAGCGAAATCCGTGGGACACAATCGGAGCTTAATAAAGTCAATCGCCTGCTGAAACTCGACCCGACTAATATTGACCTGCTCAAACAAAAGGAGCAATTGCTCGGGGAACAAATCAAAAATACAGAAAACAAGGTTGAAAGCCTCCGAAACGCCAAAAAGAAAGCCGATCAGGAAATGGCGAACGGCACGGAGATCAACCAAAAACAATACCGTGAGTTAGTCCGGGAACTGACCAGCGCCGAACTAAAGCTGAAAGACCTACAGGCCGAAGCGTCCAAGAGCCGTGCGGCACTTGCACAGGTTTCAGCGGTTACCGGCGAAATAGCAGAAAAGTCCGGGAACATTGCAAAGAAGTTTGCACCGGCATCTTTGGCCTTTGCAGGAGCAGGAGTGGCAGCCACAAAAGCTGCTGTAGAATTTGAAAGCGCCTTTGCTGGCGTTGAAAAAACAGTAGACGGCACTACAGAGCAGCTTGCGGCACTCCGGCAGGGCATATTGGACATGGCAGAAGAAATTCCTGCGTCCACTACGGAGATTGCGGCGGTTGCGGAAGCTGCTGGACAGTTGGGTATTGCCACCGATGATGTACTTGACTTTACCCGCGTCATGATCGACTTGGGCGAAGCAACAAACCTTTCCGCTGATGAAGCTGCCTCTGCACTTGCCAAATTTGCCAACATTACCGGAACGACCGCTGATGAATACTCCAAACTCGGCAGTACCATCGTTGACCTTGGCAATAACTTTGCCACAACAGAGCGCGATATTGTTGAGATGGCTACACGCCTTGCGTCTGCTGGTACAGTTGCCGGCTTGTCCGAACAGGATATCCTTGCATTGTCTACCGCAATGTCCTCGGTTGGCATCAACGCAGAGGCAGGCGGTACGGCAATGACCCAAACAATGACCGCAATAAGCAAGGCTGTGTCTGCTGGCGGTGATGATCTTGAAACATTCGCAAAGATCGCTGGTGTATCTGCTTCTGAATTCGCAGATATGTGGGGCAATGAACCGATAGACGCAATCAGTGCTTTCATCGGCGGGCTTGGGAAGATGAACGAAAATGGAGAGGACACAATCTCTGTATTGGATGAATTGGGGCTCTCCGGGATTCGCCAGTCAAATATGCTTCGTGCGTTAGCCCTTGCGTCAGATGTATTGGACGATGCTGTTACAACCGCAAATACTGCATGGGACGAAAATATCGCCCTCTCCAACGAGGCAAGCAAAAGATACGCAACGACCGAAAGCCAGATGAAAATACTCCGAAACGGGCTCAATAACTTGGCGATTTCCATCGGTGATATCCTGCTGCCGATTATCAATAAAATCGTCGCAGGGCTTCAAAACGCAATCGATTGGTTTTCAAACCTCGACGATGGGGTCAAAAAGACGATCCTTATTGTCGGCGGTCTTATTGCGGCAATCTCTCCTGTTGCTGGAATCATATCAGGCATAGCCGGAGCGATGAGCAAGCTGTCAGGCACGGTAATACCCGCCATTATTGAAGCGGCAACTAAAATGGGGCCGATTATTACAACCGTTGTAGAGGGAATTTCAAGCGGAATTGGGGCGGCAATAGGTTTTATTACAGAAACAGCTATCCCAGCCGTTATGAGCGCTGTGTCATCTGCGTTCACATTCATAACGGGAACTGTAATCCCTGGAATTGTAACGGGCATAACGACAGCTGTTAATTTTTTGATAGCCAACCCGATAGTTCTGATTATTTCCGCCATTGTAGGACTTGTTGCGCTGATTGCAACAAAGGGCGACGAGATACAGGCCATCCTCCAGCGTGTGGATGATTTCTTGCAGGGCGTATTTACGACGGATTGGTCGGAATCGTTTGGAGTATTGGGGGAAATCTTAAATTTCTTCTTCTCAACAGTAAAATCCATTTGGGATTCCATAAAGGCCGTTTTTGACGGTATTATCGATTTTGTTCGTGGCGTTTTTACTGGAGATTGGGAAAGAGCATGGAAAGGTGTGCAGGAAATCTTTAAGGGAATCTTTACGGCGCTTGTTGACATTGCAAAAGCGCCCATTAACGGCATCATTGCACTAATCAACATGGTCATTGACGCAATCAACTGGATGATAAACGGTCTGAATAAGATCCACTTTGATGTCCCTGACTGGGTTCCTGTTTTGGGCGGTAAGTCCCTCGGATTTAATATTCCGACCATCGGAAAAATTGCTTATCTTGCCAAGGGCGGTGTTTTGTCCTCCGGCAGCGCCATCGTCGGCGAAGCCGGGCCGGAGCTGCTTACCATGGCCGGTGGCCGTGCCCATGTTATGCCCCTCAACGGTGACGCAGGCCGTGGTGGAATTACCATCGAGATGAACAACACATTTAACGGCTACGATAACGCAGCCGGTGAAGCTGCCGCAAGGAACTTGGTACAGGCGGTCAACCGTGCGCTTGGGAGGGCTTACTGATGAGAAAATTTAAGCTCAAGAACGGTGTCGGAGCCGAATGGGATTTGATGGACAAAACGGCGTACTTCAATGCGCCGGGTGGATTAGGATTTGGCAAAACCTACTCTACCATCCAAGCCGGAAGCGCATGGCTGGTATCGGATGAATTCCTTAACCAGTATGCCGTGACAGGCGAAATGATATTCTTCGACTATTCCCGGTATCAGGCGTTTATTTCGTTCGTGACAAAAGGCCCGCTTTACCTGATGTATTCCCCGCTGGACACATGGTACAAAATCAAGTGCGAAGTGCAGTCTGCGGATAAGTCGGAGCTGAAATCCGGCTATTTGGCAGTACCGATTACATTCCTCTGCTTCGGGACTTGGCATGAAGCTGTTAATGTAACGCAAAGTCAAGCGCCAGACCAAGGGATTAAAAGGTATAGCTATACTTATCCTTATTATTACGCAGAAACAGCAACAGGAACTGCAAAAATAAGAAACGGGGATTTGGCATCACCGTGCAAGTTGCAAATCTTCGGCCCGGTCGTCAATCCTGCTTGGGCGCTTACAAAGGCCGGTGTTCGTGTTGCGGTTGGTAAGGTAACAGCTACCATACCGGAAGGGCATAAGCTCGTTGTTGACGCCGATCCATCCACGATGGAAATTGCAGAATATACCATCGAGGGGACATTTGTGCAAAACCTGTACCAGTCCAGCGACTTTTCGACCGGAAGATTTATCTATGCTCCGCCGGGAGAAAGCACTTTGACATTTTCGCACGACGGAACATCGGATATAACCGCATATGTGGAGGTGGAAAAACTTGCGTACTCTGTTTAAGTGTGAAGTGTTCGCTCGTGATTATACTTTCCGCAGCTTTGCGCCGATTGAAAGCCCGGAGATACAGTTTGACTACCTAACGGCGGAAAAAACCACTCTACGGGCGGTTAAAATCGATGCAAAGAAAGGCGATTTTATCAGCGTGACCGACCAAAACGGCGTTGTAGCCTATCAGGGGATCGTGGATGATGTCGAAACCGACAAAACAGGCGTGACCATCTCTGCACAGCCATTGATGGCGCTGTTTGATGTTGATGTGCATTTTGACCGCACCACATCCTCCAAAATAGAGCAGTTTATCGCCGGTATCATAACGGACAATTTCATTTCCTCCCATGATGCATTACAAAACATCACCGGCATGACGGTGGAAACGACCTCCGAGACCACCGGAGCGCTGAACCTCAAGGATAACATCCACGGCTTTTACGAGATCATTACCAAATCCTTTACAGCTTACGGCATAGCCATAAACATGGCCTTTGACCCGCAGAATAAGGCTATTACCGTTACGGTTGGAAAGGTAAGTGAAAGCGCTGTCATCGAAGCAAGCCTACAAGCCATTGTGGATAAAAATATTATCATTGGCGACAGCTCCGGCCAGCTGAACAAGGTGACCATCTACAACAAAGCGGATGAAACGCAGAATGTTACCTATTATCTGCACCCAAACGGAAAGGTTGACACCAACAATTCCGACCGGATTACGCCGGTATTCTTCGCAGCGCAGTTTTTGGAGACCGATGTGGACTTTGATACCGCAGCTTATCAAAAGGCATACGAAGCACTCACTCCGCAGCAGTATGACAACATGATTGAGCTGACTGCCCGAAACGACTGTGGCGTACTTGATACCTCGATGGCCATCGGCACAGAGGTTTTGGTCATTGATGGCGACAGTAGTTACAAATCTATCCTTACCGGCTATGCAAGGTCGCAGGATGTTACAAAAATGACCTTTGGCGTTGTCCGCGCCGATTTAACCAAAATCCTAATCCTTGAAAGGAGGGCAAACGCATGATAACGCTACTCCAATATAACGCATCTATTGTTACCCCTACCGATGATGCTTACCTGTATAATCACATCATCAACGACAGCGGTATATTTACCGGCGTGGAGGTAACAACACAGGGCGGAAACATCATCAATGTTTCGGATGGCCGCGGAATTATCCTCGGCCGAAACTTTGTGGTAGAAGCGCAGACCATCAATGCTACGCTCCCGACCAGCGGCTCCGTCCCCGGTCGATTGCTTATCCAAATTGACATGGCAAACACCGAAGCGCCGATTTCTTTTGTGACACAGGCGCAAGACCCGCTTCCGGCGCTGGTGCAGGAGGATATCAATGCAAGCGGTACTGTGTACCAGCTGCCGATAGCCACTTACACAGCCCAGCCCACAATGATCTCCGATTTGCAGTATGTAGCGCACACCATCAGCCCCGGTACTGTTGCGAGCTTTAACGGCCGCACCGGAGCGGTGACACCGCAAACCGGCGATTACACCGGCAGCCAAATCAAAATCCCCGGCTATAAGCAGGCAACCTCCAGACAAAATGTGACCAGCTCCGATACTGTTACACAGGCCATCGGTAAAATGGAGTACAAAATAAACCGCACTTTTGTGGTTAAGCAAATCTCCCTCCCTGCCGCATCGTGGATGGGCGCAGAAAGTCCGTACAGCCAAACCATCAGCGGGCTTGGGACTACTGCCAATAGCAAGGTGGATATCCAGATCGACACCGCCGTCTACAACACCATGGTTGATAGCGGAACCGGCGCTATCTATGTAGCGAACGACAACGGCACTATTACGGCCTATGCCTTGGGCGACAAGCCGACCGCGGATATTACCTTACAGGTAGCGATTTCGGAGGTGGTGAAAGGGTGAGCCTCGTCGGAAGATACACAACCCCAACCCACATTTTTACCGTCCCGTTTGATACCGGCACCATCTCAATGATTGCCGTTATCTACAAGCAGGGCGGCAATGTCGTACTTGTAAAAGACCTTGAGGATTGCACGCTTGGAGATAAAACCGTTTCCTGTACTCTTACAGAGGAGGAAACTTCACTTTTCAAACCAAACCCGCAGGTGCAAATACAGCTGCGGGTTGGTATTGGCAATGCGCGGCTTAACTCCAATATCCTCAATGTATCTGTAGCAGATGTCCTTAAAGATGGCCTTTTGGATGATATCGCGGGCGGTGATACAAAATGATTTTTCAGACTACATTCCAATTCTCTGAAAACCAGTTTCAAACCGCTTTTGCATCTCCGACATCTACTTTTGCAATTACATTCGGGAGCGTGGTTGGCGTAGCGGCGGAAGTCTATAAGGGCGAGTACACGGTTACCCCTTCTGTTACCGACCAACTGCTGTTGACAAAAGAAAAGATGATGAAAGACAATATGACCTTTATGGCGGTGCCAAAACAAATCGTAGATAACCCCTCCGGGGGCAAGACTGTAACTATAGGAGGCTAAAAATGGCTGACACTAAGTACAATTCCAAAATAATCTTTTATGGCGAAACCCTCATGGATTTGACCGGCGATACAGTTGATGCTGCAAGCCTGCTTAAAGGCAAGACAGCGCACGACAAGACCGGCGCTCCCATTACCGGCACCTGTCCGTATGATGCTGATACTTCTGACGCAACCGCTACTGCTGCGGAAATCCTTAATGGCAAAACCGCCTATGTGGACGGCGCTAAAGTGACCGGCACCATGCCGAACAAGGGCGCTGTAACCCTTTCCATTGTAGATAAATCCCCGGTGGCAATCCCGGCCGGTTATCACGATGGCTCCGGCTCTGCTGTCATCGACAGCACCGAAGCCGCAAAAATCATTGCCGGTAACATTAAATCCGGTGTGTCCATCCTTGGCGTAACAGGTGATTACGCCGGTGAGTTGACCAAGGGCCAGAAAAAGACCGTAACCCCGGCCAAAGCACAGTTTAGCGTCCTCCCCGATGATGGCTATGACTTCCTTTCTGAGGTAGTCGTAAACGGAGTGCCGATTGCTTATGCCGATAACCCCGCAGGAGGTCAGACCGTAACGATTGGAGCGTGATTTGAATGGCGGTAAACAAGGTGGAGTTCTACGGAAACACCCTCATTGATATTTCCGATACGACCGCCGAGGAAAGCGCTGTTGTGGCCGGTGAGGCCTTTTACAAGGCAGACGGCACAAGGGCGACAGGAACCGCCGACTACCAGCAGAAAATCACCACGCAAACCGTTTCTTTAAGTTCTTCATGGAGCGGCAGCGGCCCGTATTATCAAACGATACTTACGGGCCAAGCCGCCGGTCTCCAAGTCAACCTCAATCCCACTATTGACCAGCTGGCAGCACTCGCAGATGCTGGTGTTACCTCGATGGTGGCGGCAAATGAAAACGGAACGGTAAAGATATACGCAGCTGGTGCGGCTCCTGCGGCGATGAGCCTACAAATCACAAAGATTATGACTTATTAAGGAGGACAATAAAATGAGCGTAATTTACGGCAACCCAATCATTGCAGGTGGTGGCGGCCTTGAGCTCGTGGCAAATGTCGTTGACGGGGCAACCGTTACCGCTACCCTTGGCAGTAAGACTGTGACAGGCGTTTCTGTTGGTGGTCAGGCTCGGCTTAAAATACCGCAGGAGGGCAAGTGGACTGTTTCTGCAACAAACGGGACGATGGTATCTGCCCCGCAGGAAGTCAGTGTTCCTGCCACAGTTGACCTCGCATTACCTTCACATGTTCTGAACGATACAAGCTGGGCAATAATTAAGCAGATGTCTGACGCTGGCGAGGGTGCAAACTTCTGGGCTGTCGGCGACTGCAAGGAAGTGACCATGAACGGCAAAGTCTCTGATGGTCTTACTCTTACGAATTACACCACCTGGGTATTTATCATTGGTTTTAATCATAACGCCGAGCGTGAAGGCAACGGTATAGCATTTCAAGGATTTAAGGCAACAAAGAACGGAAAAGATGTGTGTCTTATAGACAGATTTTTCAACAGTTCTGTTCCATCAGGTAGCATAGCTTTAAGGATGAACGATTCTAGAACCACTGTTGGTGGATGGAAGTCCTGTAAAATGAGGACGATAGTGATGCCTCTTATCGAAGCTGCGCTTCCAAGTGACCTACAATCTGTACTAAAATCCACTACGATATACACAGATAATACAGGAAACGGAGTTGCCGGTGTCACTCCAACATCGACCGACGACAAAATATACATTCTGACACATTATGAAGTATTTGGCACTGTATCTCCAAATACTACAAATAAGGAAAGTTCTTATTGTAAACAATATGATTATTATGCAGCTGGTAATGATAAGCGCAAATATCGCAGTGATTTACTTGCGAATTCAGTATGGTGGCTTCTACGCTCTCCCAATATTCCAAATGGAGAGATGTTTAGAGCTGTTGATTATGCTGGTAATCCTGACGCATATTATGCGAA